GCAGACAAACCTGCTACGCCCAAGCCAAGGAATGTTTGTGCTGGTGACACATTAGGTGAAGATTGTGAAGTTGCTGACATTTGTGTCGTTGGAGCACCTTTATAAATGTCAGACACAAAGCCCAATCGTTGATAAGGCTCGTAAATCTGCGCCATTTGGTTTGCCCGTTGCGCTTCCAGAACTGCTTGATTTTGAGCTTGCTCGTTCTTACCAATATCAAACAGGAACCCTTGTTCACGTTGTCCTAAATTCTGCCCAAGTTCACCAAGACTTGCTTGCTGTAAACCTAGAGTGCCCAACTGTTTGCCCTGCTCAAGCCCTAATCTGGCAACATCACTGCCAAGTGCCGCGATCCCTTTGCCTATATCCGCTTGCATACCCAAGCCTTGTAGTCCTAGTTGACCCGACGCTTGTGCTCCCTGCATACCCATTTGAGCCATGTTTTGACCTAATCTACCAGCTAAATCGGCAGCACTCAAACCCGTCTGGGCGGCAGCTTGTTCCAGACTTAATCCTGTTGATGCTAACGATTGCGCGTTTGCTGATGCAAATTGTTCTGCCGATAAGCCTAACCTACCTGCGGCTTCCGCTGCACCTGCTGCGGCCTGAGAACCTTGAGCACCTAGGGTGCCAGTTAACTGAGCCGCTTGTTGTTGACGACCCTGCTGTTGTTCAAAAGCTTGTTGTGATCTTTGTGCGGCGCTTTCAAACCCTGCTTGACGTAATTGTGCCGCCGCTTTTGCTTGCTGCTCCAGAACGTTTCTACCCAATTCGCTTTCCATAATGCCACTTCGGGAACCGCCAAAAGCTCCTGCTGACGTGGCTTGTGCTCTTTGTTGTTGGCGTTGAATATCGCCCTGCCTAGCAATGTCAGAAAGCGTCTGATCAACAACCTGTTGTTCAAAAGGGTTCATAAAACGTTGGGTAGAAGTCGGATCAAATTCTCTTGTGGAACCAAACAAATCAGCAATACCACGCGCCGCAGTTCCCATGCCAAAGTTACCGGCTCTTCCTAAAGTTCCCGCAGCTTGTCCTGCAAAAGCCCTACCCCTTTCGGAAGCAGGTGCTAAATCAGTGCCTAATTGTCCAACAATTTCTCTGCCCCTTGTTCCAAGGCCCGTGGCTGCTTGTGCGGCTGCCGCTTGTGCGGCACGAGTATCCCCAAGACCCGCCCCCAAAGCACCGGTAATTCCTTGTTGTGCCCCAGAAACCTGTGTACCTATCCCTTGACCGGCAGAATCTAAATAGTTTGCTGCTCTGGTTTGATAGGGCTGCGCTTGTGCGGTTGCGCCAGTAGTAGCCGCTTGTGCTTGGCCTAGTGTGCTAGTAGCGCCTTGTAAGTAAGGTTGAAACCCTCCAATACCTCCAGCAGCTTGTGCCAAAGCTTCTCTTTGCAGAGGTGTCATTCCAGCAATTTGTTGCCGTGGAAGCTGTAATAAAGGTCTTGCTTCCTGTATGACTTCCCCTGTTTCTGGGTCGGTCACCGCTGGCTCCATGATCATGTTGCCGTCAGCGTCGTACTGCGGCACACCCACGGGTTGTTGTGCTAGGGATAAAGCATCTCGTAAAAGTCCTACCTTATAAGCTTCAATATCCGGTGCTTCACGGACAATTTGTTCTGTAGTATCAACAGCCATTAGGACACAGCCCTCCCTCGTGATTCTAAGTTACGCATCACCGAATACATATTATTGATGCCTTTTTTAAGGTCCCCGTCACCTGCTCCACGAACCGCCGTTGTTGTCATTACAAACTCACCGGGCATCAACATTGCTTTAACGCTATCTTCATTGGGAATTCCCTCATCAGGCATAATACCACCTGTTCTACGTGGAAATATTTCTCCCCCTTCAGCCGCCATTTGCGTTTGGTAAGGGACCAACGGATTCGGCAAGGGACGATAAGTGGGTTGGAAGCCTGTTGGAAAAACACGGTATTTGAAGGGGTCTGCATCAACATAATCTGAGCCAGTGCGTAGCTTGCCGTCTTCGTCACGCTCTAGTAGACCGGCTTCTTCCTGCGGAGGTGCCTCAAAAAATCCCGTTGGTGCCGCAGCAAGAGACAAACCCGCCGCTGCCGGTCCATAACGTCTTAGAAAACCGGGAGCTAAACCAGCATCTGCCAATGCTCTTTTCGCTGCTTCTTCTTGAAGTTTAGTAGCAGTTGCCTTAGTTACCCCTTCTGGCAAAAATTTTGCGTAATCACCAGTTGTTGGAAAAAACAAATCTTTACCTGCTTCAAAAAATCCTTTCTTACTATCACCCAGACCAAAATCAAACATTTCTTTAAGGTTTTCTAAGGTCGAACCAGAGGGGGCTTTAGTGAGCGTTTCGAGTCCTGTAGCCACATTTGCTTTGTCAACCGCAATAGGTAAACCATCACCCAACCCAGCGGCTTTAAGATCGTCTGCTCTAAAAGATCTTTCGTTGATAATCTCATCAGGCGTTGCTTCTGGAAGTGTAATTTGTTGTCCCTTACTTTGGTTTGCAAGGGCTTCAGCAGCTTTTCGTTTAGCAGCTTCTTCAGCAGCTTTTTTAGCAGCAAGGGCTTTAGCAGCTTCTTGTTCAGCAGCATCAGCAGCAAGGGCTTCAGCAGTTGGTGCCCCCGTAAAACCTTGGTCTATAAAAACTTTCGCTAGATCGTCTTTAGGAACTAAATTAGGATTAAAATCTCTTCCCAAAGTTTTAAAAAATCCGGGTCCTTCTTTACCTATACCAGTAAAAGCATCTGAAAAAGCACTACCTGTTTGAGCAAAACGAGCACCGGGATTTGCCAAAGACTCTCCTATACCTCCCGTAAACGTTCCTCCTTTAGCAACACTTGAAATGCCTTTAAAAACTCCAGCCGTCGCTCCACCTATCAGACCCGCTTTTAAGGCATCTTTTATATTGCCACCCTGTATAAGCGTCCCTATTCCAGACCCCAACGCGGCACCATAAATAGCTCCAAGACCGGTCCCTGCCAAAGCAACACTTAAAATAATAGGTGCAACTTTTTTAAGAGCCTTACCTATCTTCTTGAATCCTTTTTTAATTTTTTTAAATAGGTCGGAAAAAAAACCAAACTCCATCAAACCAGTTTCAGGGTTAATGCTGTTTTTTGCAGTGCCCACAACGTAACGCTCTGGGTCTTCAATACCAGCTTCGCGTAAATGTTGGAAGATAGAATTTTTTAGTTCAGGGCTTTGATCAATAAGTTGTCGTGGAACAATTAACTCGCCAGTTTCAACGTGCGCTACCTGATCATCACCAAAACGACCATAAGCAGCAATTCTCACAGCAGTGTCTTCAAACCGGGCTATGCCCTCAGTGCCATATTCTTCTGCTGCGTTTTGCCGTTCAAGAACCCGAAAGTCCTCTTCAGACATAACAAAATCACCGATACCGCCGGACGGCACCTCTTCGATTTCAATTTTTTCTGCGGTTTGTGCCATTTTATGCTCCAACAGAGACTTGTTGTGGCAAATAAGCCATCATTCTACTACGTTTTTATGTTGTTGTAACAGTAACCGAACCTAAACCGGTAGTTCCTGTCACTCCCGCAGGGTTTGGCAAATTAGCTAAACTAATTCGTAAAAAACCCTCTTTCTGAAACAAGGCCCCTACTTCAAGACCTGCATCGTTTGTTTGTAAATTTGTAAGCGTCATATCCGTTGCTCTCCACGGCCCCGGATTATTCACCTGCTGCAAAAACACAGAGAACGCTCGTACCACTTCTGCCATAAAAACAGGGTCGTAGTCCGTGGGCGGATTAGGAAATAACGGTTGTACCAGTCCTCGACTCATCGTCTTCCATCCTGTCTTACATCAACACGGGGCACACCCAAACGCCATTTGACTCCGGCTGCTGTAGACTCCACACGTAACGCGAAAGACCTACCTCGAAGGCGCACATCTTTTTCTGTCGTAAACTGTTCGACGGGTACTGTTGCAGATCGTGTAATTGCCTCAGTAGTCGTTTGATCGTAAGTTGAACCGGGGAAACGTCGCGTTTTTATTGTAAAATTAGCGGAGGGTGCAGATGCCGTAGAGCCATCAAACGTAAGATCCGGTATTAAACGCCGTAAAAACACAAAATTGTTACCATCACCAATCGAAACCTGACTGCTTTCAACATAGGCTGTAATCGCTGTTGCGGGGTCCGTGCTCCCATCGTCATCATCCACTTCGTGGAGAAACAAACGTTTTGTCGTGCTGGCAGCTAACGGGTTATCGTTAATCCCGCGATCAATCCAAGCTGTTCTTGATAACGTGCCAAAGTACCACAGTTTGGTCTCATAGTTATAAATGACGTATCGATCAATTTCATCTGCCGTAGCAGAACAATAAAACCACCATACTTCAGAAAAGCTGCTGTTTAGCGCAGCAAACACTTTTTCGCTTTGAGCATCGTTAAAATCATTGAACACATACGCTTTGACCGAACACGGTAGCTTCTGGACCTGACCAGAATAAACATAGAAATCGTCTTTGCCCATCCAGAATACAAAATCATCAACAGCTTTCGCGGCTAACGGACCCTGTATCGTAATGTTCTCTGATAATTGTGAAATACCAAACGTAAAAGGTGGTCCAATAAATTGCATGGCGTGTAGAGACACATCAGTGAATACTAGGATTTGTTGTCGTGTTTCAACTGCAACAACAATCTCCGAACCCGAACCAATGCGTAATTCACCTGCGGTGTTAGTAGCCTCTGTTTTCCACGTAGTTAAACTCTCTTGACTACTAAAACGAATAAGCAGGGGGTCTTGCGTACCAATTGAGGTTTCACCATCACAACCAAAAAGGATGACGTGTCGATCACGATCTGAAACCATTACTTGTTTGGCTATTGTTGGGGTCGTTGCGTCTGAGCTTAGACTTGCAAGACTCACGGCCCGTGTGCCAACGCCGACGCTGGTATCCCAAAAGAAAATATCACCGTTGCGTATGTTGAGAAGTAAATCTTCGCCAAAGCTATCGTGGGTCCAAATTCTTAGTTGAGCACCAGCCGCCGCAATAGAGGCCGCAGACCCCCAAGTGCTTCGGCCCCAAGTGCTTGCACCCCACCCTGTTCCCAAGATAGTAGTGTCTAGCCCTGAGTTAACTTGGTACCTACCAATAATAGATCCTCCCCCGTTTCCAGAATCTGATCCGGTAGCGGTTACGAGGGTGGGACTTAACGCCCCGTTTACAGTAATTTCTGAAATGGTGCTTACTGTTCGTGCTTGAATCTTGTAAACATTGTCACTGACAATTTCAAATATTTCATATTCTTGGTTAAGTACGTCTGCGGTTATATTACCGCCTAAAGAAGCTGCGCCGCTAAAAGTTACAAAATCATTAGCAATTGCGCCATGCGAACTGTCCGTGACGGTTATAGTAGAAGATCCGTTGGACGCGGCAAAAGTAACATCTCCCGCAGCGGTTGTTGCCCTTATCGGCGTAACATCATTGTAAGCGCCACCTTCCTCAATATAATATTTGACGGTTGTGCCAACCCCCGTAAAAACACTACCGGTCAACGAAACAAAAGCATGTAGCGCACGGGAAGTGCCCAAAAAACTGGTTAGGGCGCTTTTTTGTACCCAGCCGCCAATTTTTTCGGGTACAGGTCCTCTAAACCGAATTTTGTCGCAGTCAAACCACCCACCCTCATTTGCGTAAGAAGTGGTTTCACGGTTAATTCCGGGGTTAAAAGATAGTTTCGTAAGCGGCATTTTATTTGTAACAAGTCCACATTATTTTGCAAGTCGTGCCATACAAAACAGTACTTGCAGTTAAGGTAAACCCGTCAGTGCCTATTGCAGAAACATATCCAGCGTTCATGTTCCCTACATAATTATTGATCCACCAAGCGTAATTATTAATTTGAGTTACGGCTAGGTAGCTAGGTGTATTAATAGCATTTCTTATATATGAAATTAAAACTTTGTTATCACTACTATTAGTAGAAGAAGTTCCAACTGAACGTCCTACACTTGTGGCAAAAAATGGATTACCACCTTGTCCAGCCCCGCCACCGGGCGTTCCTACTACATCCCCTCCAAACGCTTGAAGGACAATTAGACTTGGGGTAAATCCAACGCCTGTAACCGCATACGTTGCGTCTATTGAATCTGATATTGCTAGAAAACCCGAAACCGGCGTGGTTTCGGAAGCAATGGTCGAAAAAGACAACACCCCCGAACCATTCGTTGTAAGCGTCTGCCCACTTGAGCCGTCTGCGGCAGGTAATTGCAACGTGTAGCTAGAACCTATGGTAGCAGGAGCTTCTAAAGCAACATATTCTCCTCCAGAAGCATCTTGTAACCGTAAATCCCCCTCTGCCAAAATGTCTACTTGATCCGTGGTGACGCTACCATCAAAATAAGCGTCTTTGAACTTTTTGCTTGCAGAGCCTAGATCAACATCATTAGTAGTTTCTGGTGCTATCAACCCGTCAGAAAAATTAACTTGTGCAGTGCCACCGGCTGTAAACGAAAGCGTATCTGCGGCAGAGAAAAACAAACCACAGTTTGTATCGCCCGTATTGGTAATTGACGGCGCACCGGCTGACCCATCAGCAACACTGACAATACCACTGACTGTCACGTTGGCCGTGGTCACTGTTCCACTAGCGGTTACATTTACTGCTGTAGTGGTGCCTGTCAAATCAAGACCCGCTAAACCGTCTTCTACGATGGCGGTACTACCCCCACCATCTAAGAAAACAAGTTTGACAGCGCCGGTTGGGATGGTGACAGCGGCCCCGCCTCCAGAGCCTTGTTTGATCGTAATTGATTGCGACCCGGTGGTGGCGTTCTCTATCAGCATGACACGAGAAATAGTGTCAGGTGCGATACTTAATTGTCTTGTGGTAGTAAGCGTTGCGCCGCTCGTTACCTTGTAATACATGGCACGGGCAGCATCGTCTGCTCCGTCAGCCACGGTCGTGGTTGCATTAGCATCCGAACCAAAAGCCGCTTCTGTTGCATAACCCAGAGCTTTACCAATAAGACTTAGGTTAGTATTGGTTTTTGTACCCCAAGTACCTGACGCTTCTCCCGTTCCAATCTCTTCCAAGCGCAAGTTGTTAATATATGTTGATGCCATAGTCCTGTCCTACGTTGGTTTTACGGGCCAATCATTATTACCTGAACCGTAAACTTCAGGCGTTTTTAAATGCGGCCAGTTTGCATGTTGTGGTAAATCTCGTAACGCTTGCCTATACGTTTTCCAATCATCAGCGAGTGTAGCACCTGTTTCGGTAGCTTTCAGAACCATCCAATCGGTTTCTGCTAAAAGGGTATCTCTTTGTGCTCTATTTGCTGCGGCTACAGCACCATTGGAATCGGTCTTGATAACGGTCTTTTGACTTTCTGTTAGGCTTTCTATTTTTGTTGTGTAGGCAACCCCTGCACTGACATAAGGAATAACAGAAACACTTTTTTGTGTTAAAGGATCATAAGTCTGTGAAGTAACTGCTGGTACAACATTATTAGCTGCCATCCAATCGGTCGTAGGGCCGCTCTCTGGGAAAGAAACATCAGGAAAAAGATATTGATGTTCGTTGATGGCTAAAACTATGTCATTGCTATCCAACATTGCTATTTTCATTTTATATTCTCTTAGCTTCCTAAAGTTGGCTTTGTGTCTGGGAATTCTGAGGTACTGGGCCAATCCCTTAATGCTGTTCTATACGCTGCAATTTCAGTTTTTTGTGGATGGTCTGTTAACACAGATAACGCATCAGTTCTTACTAACTCGCTATCCCGCCACTGTCTTGCAGTTATCAGTTTAATTTCGTTCACTTGTGGATCAACCCAAAGTTCATAACTGCTAAAATTATCTTTAACAAAATCTTCTGAACCAACTACAAAATTTATCTGGTTGCCATCAGCATCTTTAATAATATATTTATTAGACATCTTTTTTCCTTAACCGTAGGCCAGATAGTGAACTATAACGACCCCATTGCCACCGTCGCCACTAAACATTCCTTCGTTCCCTGCGCAAGCTGCCGCACCTCCACCGCCACCCAAAGGGCCGCCGTTGCCTTTCAGCGCAGCAGTATTGCCATCACTAGAGTCTGCACACAAGGCTCCACCACCTCCAAATATGCCGCCTGTAGCATCGGCATACTCGTTATAATTTCCCGCAGAAGCACCTCCTCCAGCACCCGCACCGCCTGTAGAACGTGGCCCCACCTCGTAGGTTCCTCCTACGCCTGTCCCGCCATCACCAAACACATTAAGAATGTTTGAGGGAAACGCTGCCCCTTCGGACGTACCAAATAACCCATCACTACTG